AACAACGCGAGCCAGATCACAGCCAATACGCCGCTGCTCCAGGTCAACGGAAGCATCAAGGCCACCGGGGACATTACGGACAGTAAGCGAAGCATGGCCGACGACCGCGCCCTATTCAACGCACACACCAACGGCCCCAACACCACCACACCGACACCGCAGCAATGACCGATATCGCAACCACCTGGGATGCCGCGCGCGGTCGCGGCAGTTGGACCGTATCCGGCAGCGCACTTGCATCCGGAAATGACCTAGCCACGGCGGTGATCATCAGCCTATTCACCGATCGCGTCGCCGCTCCCGATGACGCGCTACCCGATAACACGGGCGATCGTCGCGGCTGGTGGGGCGATGAGGGGCAGAACATCCCGATCGGGTCGCGCCTGTGGCTGCTGGCCCGATCAAAGCTCACGCAGCAGGTTGCCAATGATGCAGTGACCTATGCCCAAGAGTCACTCGGGTGGATGGTCAGCGATGGTGTCGCCAGCAGCACCACAACCACTGCAACGATTGTGGCGGATAACCAGCTGCGACTGGTCGTGACGATCAACCGAAGCAATGACTCATCGCTCTCGCTCAACTTTGCTTGGGCCTGGCAGGACATAACCTGATGCCCTTTTTACGACCGACCCTATCGCAGCTGCGCGCGCAGGTGGCGTCCGACATCACCAGCAGCGTGGCTGGCGCGGATGGCTTGCTGCGCTTTAGCAATTTGAACGTGCTTGGCACGGCGCAGGCAGGCTTGACCCTGCTGCACTACCTGTACCTCGATTACATCGCGCTCCAGTCCAATCCCTACACGGCCACAGACGAGTGGCTTGAGGCGTGGGCGGCGCTCAAGCAGGTGTACCGCAAGCCGGCGACGCCCGCCAGCGGCAGCGCCACCTTTCCGGGCACGGCGGGCACGCTGAGCGCAGGCGCGGAGGTCGTGCGTGGTGATGGCGCAACCTTCACCGCGCAGACGTCATCGACCATTGCCGGAGGATCGGTGACGGTTACCGTGCAGGCCGATCTTGCCGGCGCGGCGGGCAATACGGACATGGGGGTGGCCCTCACCCTTGGATCGTCCATTGCGGGCATTCAGAGCGGCGGTACGGCGTCAACGGCGCTCACCGGCGGCGCTGACCAGGAGAAGGACGACTCGCTGCGATCACGCATGCTTGAGGCGTACCAAAACCCCGTGCAGGGCGGCAGTCAGTCCGACTACGTGACGTGGGCGCTTGAGGTTCCAGGCGTGACGCGCGCATGGTGCCGGCCCAATGGCTTCGGCACCGGCACCGTGGTTGTCTACACCATGTTCGATCAGGCAAACGCCATTCACGGCGGCTTTCCGCAGGGATCGGATGGTGTGAGCGAGTTCGACCAGGGCGCCAATGGCCAGCCGCGCGGGATCGTTGCCACGGGCGACCAGCTCACCGTCGCGGACGCTCTGATTGACGAGCAGCCAGTTACCCCGCTGGTCTACTCCTGCGCGCCGGTGCCGAATGCAATCAACTTCACGATTACTGGCTTGAGCGGATCAAGTAGCGCGACGCGCGCGGCGATTGCCGCGGCCATTGCGGAGGTGTTCTTGGAACAGGGCGACCCTACGACCAAGACGAACCCGGTGGTCGACATGTCATCGATCAATGCCGGCATTTCGGCGATTGCCGGCACCGCCGGCTTCATTGTCAGCGCGCCGGTCGGGAACATCCCCAACGTGATCGGCAAGTTGCCGACTCTCGGCGCGATCAACTTCATCTGACATGACGACGCCCATCTATACCAGCGCCGACTTCCAGTCCGCGCTGCGATCCCTCATGCCTACGGGTCGGGCCTGGGACAAGGAGGCCGGCAGCGTCTTGGACAGCGCGCTGGGCGGCCTTGCGCCGTCTTACGCTCGCAACTCCGCGGCGGCTGTGGCCTTGCTTGCCGACGCGTTTCCAGCCACGGCCCTCGACATGCTGCCCGAGTGGGAGGCGGCTCTTGGTCTTCCTGACCCCTGTGCCGGCGAATCGCCAACGCTCGCAGGCCGGCGCCAGCAGGTGGTCGCCCGCCTGACCAATTCAGGCGGCCAGTCCATCCGGTACTTCGTCCAGTACGCGGCATCGCTGGGTTACACGGTCACGATTTCCCAATACGCGCCGTTCCGCTGCGGCCAGAGCCGAGCGGGCGACGCGCTCGGCTCTGTGGATTGGTTCTTCACTTGGTCCATCAATGCGCCGCTCAACACCGTGACGCCGTTTCGCGTAGGCCAATCGACCGCCGGCGAGCCCCTAAATGCCTGGGGCAACGCTGTCCTTGAGTGTTCATTCAATGCGGTAGCCCCAGCCGGCACTGTCCTCCAGTTCCACTACACCTGAGGTAATCATGTATCAGATCGACAATTCCACGGCTGCGGTAACGCAGCCGGCGAGCACGGCTGCGGGTACGCCGGGCTTCTTCACGGATGGCAATCCTGCCGCCGGACTCCAGGCAACCATTGTGCCGGCCGAATGGCTTAATGCAGTGATGCTTGAGCTGAAAAATTCCATTACGGCATCCGGCCAGACGCTCGACAAAACCAAATTCAACCAGCTCGCTCTGGCCATGGCCGCGCAGTCACCCGGCCGCCTGCTAAACATGCGCTCCCTATCAGGAGCGGGTTCGGTGGTGCCTAGTAACGGCGCCGTTTATGGGCATATTCGAGGTTGTGGCGCAGGTGGCGGCGGTCAGGCCAGTTCGAGTAGCGGGGGAGGCAACGGCACTGGCGGCGGTGGCGGGGGATACTTCGAGTGGTTCGGTCCATTGAGTGCGCTTGGACCTGGCCCTAGCTTTCCATATGTTGTTGGTGCCGCTGGCCCAGGAGGTGCGACAAGTGGGCAACTTGGCGCCGCTGGAGGCAATACCTCCTTCGGCGGTCTGCTGACGGCAGGCGGTGGCGGTGGTGGCGGCGTGAATGTGGGAGGAAACTTAAGCGTGGGCGGAACCGTCAGCATTTCAGTCGCAGGTGCACTACTAATGGTTCCGGGTCGCGAAGGGCAGGGCCCCGTGGTGGGCACCATCGGTGGCGTTGGCGGAAACTCTTTTGCCGGTCCTGGAGGCGTGCCCCACACCAGCGGCGGTGGCGCTGGTGTTGCCGGCGGCGGTGGCGCTGGAGGCGGCGGGAACAGTGGCGTGAACAGCGGCGGCAATGGTAGTGCCGGCTATCTTATTTTTTCGGAGTACGCAGGATGAGCGCTGAGCTTTACGCGTGGGTTGATGAAAATGGGATCGTCTCGAACGTCAGCGAATGGGATGGAAACATGGACCCGGCCTCGGGGGGGCTAATAATTCCCCCCGGGATCGTCATGGCTCCGGTCGTTTCTTGATTGGTTGCTTACTTCGGGTGCGGCGCTGTTAAGGGCGATAATGGATCGTGGACGTTCGACGCCCCTCCGGCTCCGACACGTAGCGTGGCTGATATTGTTGCTGCGAACACCGCTACTCGAAATCGACAGCTCGACGCCGCCGCTTTGGCGATTGCCCCCCTGCAGGATGCGGCGGACTTGGGAATCATCACGACTGACGAACAGGCACTCTTGGTTCAGTGGAAGACGTTTCGCGTGGCAGTGAATCGCATTGACCTTTCGTCGGAGTGGCCTGTATGGCCTTCTGCGCCGCAGAGCGGCTACGGAGCGGTCGTAATTGCGCCAGGATCTGCATAGTTGACTGGCTAGCGAGCGGGTTGGAATCGCCATTTTCCGACCATTCGACCTCTTCTACGACAGACACCGGCATCGTAGAGCGCACGCGTCCGAATCTGAGCAGCATGTCCCGCGCCGGACTCTCGACGAGAAGGTAAAGCCCGACGCTGGAGGCGATGGCAAGTCCGAGGGTAGTCAACTGCGCTGCATGCAGGTCCATGGTCTCCGTTAGCCGAAGGAAAAGGGTCTTCTTGAAGTAAAAATGATGCACCAAGTACAGCGCGAACGAGGCCTCACCCAGAAGGATCAGCGGTTGCGACGTCACGCGGAAGCCAGACGTCTCGATGCGCGCGAGGTAAATCACGATCGCCACCAATACGTAAACCGTTGGGACCACGTACCAGGCTCCGTCGAGTCCTGCCATCACCAAAGTTAGGAACAGGCTTGCGACGGACGCTGCGCCAATGACGTGCCACATCGCATTCGTCAGTCGATCCTTCAGTTCTGACACGGCGATGCAGGCACCGATTCCAGCCATGAATTCGCCTAGGCGCATGGGTGGAAAACGATATAGCCAGTAGTGGGGGCTAGGGATATCGACAATTGGTAGGTGAGCAAGGTCGGGATGAAAGGCGAAGAAGGCAGCGCCAACCGTCGGAATGGCAAGGCCGCCAATCAGCAATGCAGTCGCAGCCGTTTTCCGTCGCATCCTGTTGACGACGAATGCAATGAAGGGAAACAGGAGGTAGAAGAACATCTCGACGGACAGGCTCCAGGCGACGGCAAGGAGGCCGAAGGCAACTGAAAGATCGGGGTCCCACGCCTGCGTGAAAGTGATGAACTCCCAAAGACCGTGCCGGTCCGTGCACGCGGACTTCCAGATTAAGGGAGAGGATACAAGCAGCCACAAGGGGACGATGCGGGCCAATCGCTTCCAGTAGAAGGAGCTGACCCCATGGACCGAGAGCACATCGAAGCGCTCAAGGTTGGAGGCGGCGAGCACGAAGCCGCTCACGATGAAAAAAAATGACACCCCAACAAAGCCATTGTTGACGAAGTGCCGAACGCCTTCAGACGTGATGATTGCTGACTCGGGCGCCTGAATATGGCTCATGTAGACCATGAGCGCCGCGGCAAATCTAGCCACGGTCAGGTTGTTGTAACGAGGCGCCATGCGCGGCTTTCCCTGGCAGATAGTGCACGGAATGATAGATCACCGATCGGCGCTTCGGTCATGCCCAGGTCATCACTTGCCGAAGGCGCTGACGGCCCCGCACATCAAGCATCGGAATGCGCCGACATCGAGCCGCCGGCGAGCGTTGCATCATGTCTCTGCCCGGGAAGTCTGGCCCGAAGGGATGCGGAGACCGATGCACCTGGCACCCTGTTAGGCGAAAGCCCCGGCCATGTGCCGGGGCTTTTTTATGCCGCTGCCTCGGCGTGCATCACTTCCATCGCGGCCCGGGTTAGAAACCCCGAGCGCGTCTCGCCGTGGCTCTCAGCATACCGATCGATGTTGGCAAGAATCCGGTCGGGCACCGTGATGTTGATGCGCACGGCCTTGGTGCTCAGCTTCGACAGATCGACGTTTGCCACTGCGAGCGCCCAGCCTGCGAACTCATCCCTTTTGCGCAGGCTTTCGAGCGTTGATGCTTTGGGCGGCGCATGGCCGTCGGCAATGACGTCCTCCAGATACAGCAGAATGGCATCCTCCGCGTTGGCCACTGCCTCATCGAGGGTATCGCCGGCGCTGAAGCAGCCCGGCAGATCGGGAACAACCACACCGTAAGCGGTGCGGCCGTCACCGGTTTCAATTGCGATGGGATAGCGCATTGCTCACTCCTTTGGCGGGGATCACTTGATCCCGGCCTGTTTCAGGATTGCCGCCACCAGTCCCTTGCCCAGGTCTTTCTTGGGATGCGGAACGATGAGCGTCACGTTGACTTTGTTGCGCAGCTTGTGATGGCTTCCGCGGGCACCAACGATGTCGAAGCCGTGGGATTTGAGTAGCTTGATCAGGTCTGCGCTGTTCATGGTGTGTATTATACATACCTTCATCCAAAAGTATACACACTACACACACGATGCCACGGACTGGGGGCATGGCCGCGTGCGGCGACTAGGGCGTGACAAATTGCCGCGACAAAGGGACGGAAGTTGGTTGCGATGGCGCGGAAACTGAATTCCAGAAGTTATTTTTCTGAATCTCGTGTCAAGGTGAGATTTTCTATAGACACAGAGTTAGTAGCTACTAAATACTTGACTTGCCGCCAAAGCAGGCAACCCACACACGGACCAAGGAAACATCATGGCCAGCGACAAGGTTACAAGTCTCGCTGCTCGCCGGATCAAGGTCGACACGGAAGCGCAGTTCCTCGATTTCATCCACGCGGACATCGAGGCAAGGCCGGCAGCAGCCGTGCCGCTCGGCCGTTCGATTTTTGATCGCATAGACGCGCTTGAGCAAAAGGCCAACGCCAATCTCGCCGCGGAGCGCATGGAAGGCTAAACAACATGGCAGGAAAGGATTCCGGCAGCATCGAAGATCCACACGTAGAGAATGGTTGGACGCTCTACGCACACCCCGTGTTCCTACGCGACTTCATCGAACTCCTAGAGACGGTGGAAAAAGATGCGCGCGTCGATGAGCATGGATTCCAGCAGCACCCAAGCTACAAACTGCTAGTCAAGGTCAGGGACTGCATAAAGGTACGAATACCTTCAGACCCTAATCATGCCGACTTTAGGCTGGACGACACCCTTGGTAAGCGACACAGCCATTGGCGCCGTGCCAAGCACGGCATGCCTCAACGGTATCGCCTGTTTTTTCTTTTTAGCTCCGTTGCTCCGCGAAGCATCATCTACGCTTGGTTCAACGATGAATCCACCCTGCGCAAGGCTGGTAGCCGATCGGATTGCTACGCTGTATTCAAGCGCATGCTCGATAAAGGGGTTATCCCTAAGAGCTTCGACGACCTCAAGAATGCAGCGACGGGAATCACGAAAGGCGTGATCGGCGAATAGTCAGTTACCGATACCGCGTCGTTACCTCACTAGCGACGTGGCATGGGGGACGTTTTCGCCCTTTCCACGCGCAGCGGCGCAAGCTCATCCTGTGAGACTGGCCGCCGCGAGAATGCGCGCGATGATCGTGTGGATGATTGACGATGATGGCTCCATCAACCGCGCCGCCAGCAGCGCCCAGCCCGAGCGCGCGTTGGGCGAGATTCGACGTGTCACGGCCGGATGGCAGGTCACAATTCATGGGATACCAAGGCAACTGCCACTGGCCCACAGCGAGCGCCAAGCACGCCGGTGGCTGACGCGTTACCTGCAGGCCCATGAGGGATCATTTGCCCAGAAACCGGGCATCCCGGATACGTGGGGCACGATGCCGCCGGGAGCGTTCATAGATCAGCACTATGCACCGGTGCCGGTGCCGCCACGGCCCTTCCGGCGTCGTAGCAGGTAACGGGTGTAATCTCGAAACCCCGACCGGAGCGCGGCACTGATGTGTTACTCCGCACAGATCAAGGCTGACTACGGCCACTTCGTGCGCCAGTACGGCGCGATAATCAGCATCAAGCGCTTCGTCGAGCTGTTCTGGGAGCGCCGTAAGGGCGGCTGGGGCAGGGTGCCCAAGGCGATGCGCGACGCCTTCCGTAAGCCGATGGCCGAAGACCAGTTCGAGCTGGCCAAACTGGTCGCCGAAGGTGATCGCGAGCTGGCGACGTCCATCGAGGCTGACCTGCTGGCGCAGACAAAGCGGCTCGAAGTTGCCGCGGCGACGCTGGCCAGCAGGCCGACAAAGAAGGCTGAAAACGACCGGCGAATCGCCACCGACAAGATTGCGCGCGCGCAGGCCAGCTTGGCTGATCTACGGCGCGCCGAGCAGTTGCCGAAGGACTCGCGCATCTATCCCGGCCATTACGCGCCGGTGATGATCGCCAAGGATGGCCAGCGCCTCGTCGTGCCCATGCGCTACCAGTGCCGGCTGCCTGGCTGGACGGAGGCGATCGAGCGCAAGTATCCCGGCACCTACAACGCGCGCCGTGACAAGCTCGAAGAATCCTGGGGTAGGCTGTTCGGCCACCGGCACGGCATCATGATCGTCGATCGATTCTATGAGAACGTGGCGCGCCACAAGATGGAAGGTCGAGAGCTAGCGCCCGGGGAGAAGGAAGAGAATGTCGTGCTGGCGTTCGACCCGCAGCCGGCGCAAGAGATGCTTGTTGCCTGCCTCTGGAATATGTCGCCCGGCGGCGATAACGGCGCCGACCTATTTTCGTTCGGCGCAATCACCGACGAGCCTCCGCCTGAGGTGTCCGCAGCTGGCCATGACCGCTGCATCGTGCCGATCAAGCCTGAGCACATCGACGCATGGCTCAATCCGGATCCTCGCGACTTGGCGGCGCTCTACGCGATTCTGGACGATCGGCCGCGACCGTATTATGAGCATCGCTTGGCGGCTTAGCTGGTGCGGCGGGATATCAGCCGGGCGCCCAGATTGCTGGCGAAAAAAGTTGACCAAAAGTTGACCAAACGCAGACCAAACAGGACCATTTCAGACCATCCAATAAAAAAGCCCTCTAAGTAAATCAATCACTTAGAGGGCGGTATTGGTGGAGGTGGCGGGAGTCGAACCCGCGTCCGAAGATGTTTGATCCCCAGTTCTACATGCTTAGCTCACCGTTGGATTTCGTCTGCCGGCAGTACGGTGTGCGAAACGCACCAACAGACAAACCTGCTTGATCTAGCCCTGGACCGACAGGCGGCAGTCTTCGGGCGATCTCATGATAGTGACCCTACACCGACGAGCATGAGCACAAGATCGGTTCGGGACTGGGCCTTTAAGGGGCCGAATGCTTTTTAGGCAGCGATCGCCATGTGGAAATCGCTATCGTTCGAAGCAACAGTGGGCAAGTTGTTTTTGGCAACTATGAGTTTTGCTGCTGGATTAACGAGGAAAGCGGCCCCCTCGGCATGCACCAAGTAATCGCACTACCCCCGTCGAAGCCAGGACACCCCCGGGGAAAACGCTTTTGCTTGACGATTCAGTATATGGAGTCGCGCGGCCCGACATCAAGGGCGGCGCGGGGTATCGATGAATCTGGCGCTGCGTCCGCTCTCAAAAGGGTGGGGAGGGAACGCAGGTCTGAGGGAGGCTTCTGAAATCCAGCAAGCGCCGGATCAGGCAGGCTTGTTGTGCGCGCGCATCACGCGCTGCTTGTCGCGGCCCCATTCACGTTCTTTTTCGCTGGCGCGCTTGTCGTGCTCCTGCTTGCCGCGAGCCAGGCCCAGCTCCAGCTTCACCTTGTTGCCCTTCCAATACATCGCTGTGGGGACCAGGGTGTAGCCCTTGCGTTCGACGGCGCCGATCAACTGATCGATCTCCGATTTATGCAACAGCAATTTGCGCGTGCGCCGATCTTCGGCGACCACGTGGCTTGATGCGCTGATCAGCGGCGGGATGGAGGCGCCGAACAGGAACAGTTCGCCATTGCGCACAATCGCGTAGGCGTCGCTGAAATTGATCCGGCCGGCGCGCAGCGCCTTTAACTCCCAGCCTTGCAGGGCAATGCCAGCCTCATAGCGCTGGTCAATGTGATATTCGTGGCGGGCGCGCTTGTTCAGCGCGATGGTGCCGCCGCCTTTGTTGTCTTTGTCCTTTGCCTTGGCCATGTCCGCTAAAATCGGTCCTTAACTTGCCCTGCTGTGGATCGACCGCCTACGCGGCGATCCGGGAATGATGATGACGAGGCTTACGTGATTCAGATTCGCCGCAGCGCCCTGGTGACCTATACGCCGGCACAAATGTTCGACCTGGTGACGGACGTCGAAGCATACCCAAAGCGCTTCAGCTGGTGTGAGGGCGCGCATGTGCTGGAGCGCGACGACGCCCGGGAAATGCAGGTGGCCAGGCTCGATCTCAAGTTCGCCGGATTCCACCAGAGCTTTACGACCCGCAATACCACCAAGCGGCCTTCACGGCTGCACATGAGCCTGGTCGACGGTCCCTTTCGAAGCCTTGATGGCGTGTGGGACTTCATTGCGCTAGGTGAAGAGGGCTGCAAAATCGCTTTCGCCCTGGATTTCGACTATGCGGGTCGGCTGGGTGGCACCGCGCTAAAGCTGGGTTTTCAGGGCTTGGCAGGCAAGATGGTCGATGATTTTTGCACCGAAGCGCGGCGCGCCTATGGCTGAGCCCGAAACGATCGAGGTGGAGCTTGCCTACGCTGACGCGCGAGGTCAGTGGGTGCGCCAACTACGCGTCCGAGCAGGCAGTACCGTCGCGGAGGTTATCGAGACGGCACGGTTGGCACAGGAATTTCCTGGCGTGACGATCGACGCCGACCGCCTAGGCATTTTTGCTCGAAAGGTCACTCCGCAGCATCGGGTGGAGCGGGGCGACAGGATCGAGATCTATCGCCCGCTGCAACGCAATCCGATGGACGCCCGGCGGCAAAGGGCTCGTTCGGATCGAAAGAGCCCTGGCTAAATCAGTTCCCGCCCTTGCTGTCGCCCAGGCCGCTATCGTCTTTTTTATCGCTGGGGCTGGTGTTTTTGTCGCCCTGCGTTTCGTTGACCGGGTAGTTGGTCTTGTACTTCTGGCTGTCCTTGATCAGCTGCTTGGCGTCCTCGGGGAAGAAATCACCCTCGGTGCGGGCCAGCACGTCGTTGTTGAAATACAAGGTCAGGGTGCGCACGTTCATCTTCTCGCCGCGATGCGAGAAGGTGGAGACATAGTCCCAGCGCTGCTGATCGAACGGGGTGGCGACCGAGGGCGTTCCCAACAGCACCAGTACTTGACGCTTGGTCATACCGGGTTTGAGCTGCTCCACATTCTTTTTGTCGAGCAGATTACCCTGCTGCACGTCGGGGACGTAAACGAGGTGACAGCCGGTCACGGCGATGGCCAGCGTGGCAAAACCCAGCGTGCGAATCAGCTTGTGCATGCGTGTTACGTCCCGATCGTAAAGGTGTTGGATGATACACTAACGGCTTGGTGGGGCCGCGCGCTTGGAGTAAAGCAATGGAACAAGAAACCAAAGAGCTGCGTAAAGCAGGCTTGAAAGTCACCCACCCGCGGATGCGCATCCTGCAGATTTTCGAAGAGGATGGCGTGCGCCACCTCACCGCCGAGGATGTCTACAAGCAGCTTCTTTCCTACCAGGAAGACATTGGCCTGGCGACGGTCTATCGCGTGCTCACCCAGTTCGAAACCGCCGGTATCGTGGTCAAGCACAATTTCGAGGGTGGCCAGGCTGTCTATGAGCTCGATCGTGGCCAGCACCATGACCACATGATCGATATCGACAGCGGGAAAGTGATCGAGTTCGTCAGCGAGGAAATCGAGCGCCTGCAGCACGAAATAGCCGAACGCCATGGCTACGATCTGGAAGATCACAGCCTGGTTCTGTACGTCAGGCCCAAAAAGCGCGCCAAGTAGCGCGCAGGTACCGCGAAACCCGCGTCGGCGTCAGCTGGGCATGCTTGACACGAAAAAGCGTCGTTCTGGACATCCTTGCGGACGTCCCGTCGCGGATTCTCGCCGTGACCGTGTCCCAGAATCACCAAGTAGCGCGCTTGAAGCTAAGCCTGCGAGATTGTGATCGAAATGTGATGGGCAAGCGGCGGTGCCAGGGCGCGGGCTAAGGCAAAATTTATGGGCGCGCAAAAAAAACCGCGAGATGGACTCCTGTCCAGCTCGCGGTTGATCCGCTCCTATCGACCTTCCAGACGGCTGCGAGTTGCTCGCGATTGCCTGGATTTGGCCTTCGGTAGCGGCAGGACAGCTCCTGCCGTCCTTCATAACTACCGTCCCCACGGTAGTTATGGCTCACCATCTTGCGATGGCGGCTCCCCCACATCGATGAACAGAGATTAACGATAGCTATACATAGGTGCTATCAGAAAATTTCCTAGGAAAAGCCCTACATCGGACAACTGGCGATTCGTCATACCGGGCTGCCACGCAGGAGTATCCGCAACTGGACGCCAGCCCCGTTGGAGCGAAGTTTGAACTGCCCACCCAGTGACGTGACTCGGTCGCGCATACCTCGTAAGCCGCGCCCGCCTTCCGCGCCGTTGGTGGCGGCGATGCCGCTGCCGTTGTCGCGGATATCCAAGATGGCCAGCGCATCGCCTTGGTGTTCGGCGATACGCAGACGCAGTCGAAATTCGCTGGCCTGGGCATGCTTGACCGTATTGGTGGCGCTTTCCTGCACGATCCGGTAGATCGCGGTGCGCGTGTCGTCGTCGAGCAAGCGTGGATCGCCCTGCAATTGGGTGCGATAACTGATGCCCGCGGCGGTCAACAGGTCGCGCACCGGACCTTCATCCAGCGCGCGCAACAAGCCAAATTCATCCAGCACGGCCGGCCGCAAATTGTCCAGAAGTCGGTGCAGGGCGCGCCGCATGTGGCTCAGGATGCTGTTGATCGAGATGGCGACATCGTCCATGCCGGCCAGATGCAAGCGCGCTTGCGCCAGTTTGACGTGGGTCTGGATGGCGGTGAGGTTTTGCCCCAGTTCGTCGTGTAGTTCAGCGGCCATGTGGCGACGCTGGGTTTCCTCGGCCTGCAGGTTGCCGCGTGCCGCTTCGCGAAGCTGTTGCGCGAGATGGTCGAGGCGACGATTGGCGGCGGCCAGGTAGGCGTTTTGCTCAATCACCCGATCATTGCTGCGCCGTAGCGCGTCGGTCGCGGCACCGAGCATCAGTGCGCCGGTGCCGGCTACGGCCAGAAACAGGTTGGCCGCCGCCGTCGGCGGGTCATGGTTGACCAGGCGATCGACCAGAGTCAGCCCGAGGCTGGAAATGAGCATGGCGAGACTGGCGCCGCGCCAGCCGTGGCGAAACGCAAAGAACAAGACCGGCGCCAACGACAGCACGCGCGCGAATTGCGGCTGCGGCGCACTATGTTCGGAGAGCACCAGCAGTATGGCCAGGGCTGGCAGCATGACGCGCAGGCCATCCATCATCAGGCCGTCGAGGTCCTGTCGACTGGGCGGTGCGCGAAATCCCATGACCAGGATCGGCACGATCAGCAGTACCCCCACGTAGTTGCCCAACAAGCTCTGGCCCAATGCCTGGATCATCAGCTCCTGGCTGGGTGCCTGGTGGACCAGTGCCATCAAGGCCGCATCGGCGGTGGTGGCGGCGATGACCGTCAGTGCGGCAGAGAGCAACAGTCTGGAGACGTCCTCAGGCTCGCGCAGGCGAGGTTGCAGGCGCGCCCGCCGTAGCACCAGCAGGCAGGCCGCGACCACGAGAGGCTCGGGCATTTCGTCGATGGCGAAGCCGATCAAGCCATGGCCCAGGCCCGCTGCCATGTGAGCCACGCCTGAGGCGAGCCATTCGGCCGCAAGCACCCAGCCCCAGCGCCGCGGAGCCGTCAGTAAAAGCACGCCGAAGCGCAGGCCGAAAGGCAACATCCAATAGGGCTGGGTGGTTGGCCATAGCGCCAGCCACATGAAGAAATACGCCAAGGCCAGCATCGGGCCAGACCAGCGGTGGAAGGTAGTAGCGGACATGCACGAATGTTACATGGCGGGCCGCTATCGATAGGTTGCCGGGCGCGCTAGCGGCAGCGAACGGCTGCTACAGTAGGCGGCATGCCTAGCATCGTACTGGTCGATGACCACGCCATTGTTCGAGAGGGATTCAAGCGGCTCATCGAACTGGAGCCCGATCTGGAAGTGATCGCCGAATGCCGCTGCGCCGATGATGCGGTGGAGGCGGTCGGCGAATGCCATCCTGATCTGGTCGCGCTGGATCTTTCCCTGCCCGATGGCAGTGGGCTGCCCTTGATCGAACACCTGTTGAGCGTGTCGCCCAG